TGAACTTCTTACCTTGCCATTCTTTTTCTTCGTAGACACCACTTGAATTTAAAGTCAATCTAAGTTGTCCACCTATGTTTGCTTTTAGGTCTTTTAAATTTACAAAAGCCATTCTTTTCTCCTATTCAATGTGTTCAGCAGAAGTTGGATTTGGTATCAACCTCATTTCTTCTTTAGGTCTTTTAGCCATTTCTTCTGCCAAACGATTTTTCTCATTTTCCACTTGTTCACGAATGGATCGTAAATCGTGTCTAAGTGTATTTTCATTATCATTGTCAATTCTATTTCGTTCCATAACTTCAATCAACAATTCTAATTCTTCTAAAGTTAGTTTTATGAGTACCATTCTCTAACCACCTTTTTCAAAAATTCCCACATAACTATCATGTAGATAGTGTAAGCTATAATTTCTATGATCATTTTATTCTCCCTTTTCTAACTCCTCTTTTTCTCGTTCAATCAAATATTCATAATTGTTAGTTTCTCCACAATTATATTTTATTAATTCTTTTCGAATATTTAATTCAGTTGCTTTATCAAACTCTTTTTGTAATTCATCATTTCTTGCAGGTTTATAAGAGTTCCAATCTTGCCAATCTTCTAAAGTCCAATTTTCACGAACTTTTAACTCCTCGTCAAATAGTTTAGAGTGTAATTCAATTCCTTCGTAATACCATTTCATTTTATTCTCCTTTATGTATTCTTAAATCTATATTGGTCTACCCATACAGAATATTTAATATGTTCTCCCAATACTGCATCGTTTAGATTTCCTAAATCCCCTAATCTTATATGTCTATTATGAGAGTCTTTATTATACCAATCCCAAAGTTCATTGAATCTTAAATCAAATGCTTTTTTATATTGTGCATTAAATTCTTTTTCAGAAAGTTTATTTTTTGGATAATAACTTCTTCTGTAACTGTTGTTTAAAACTTTCCAACAATTATTGTATAGAACTTTTTTGTCTATAGTGCCATCCTTTTTAATCACAATACTATTTCCTACCATAATTTATGTATTTAACAAGATAGTCTATATTGCTCATAAGGTAATCTAATAATTGTTTCTTAGTTTCTCTTTGAACTATCAATCCTCTATTTAATGGTTGAAAATCTATCTCGTATGTATTGTCCCATTTCTCAATGTTTTTTTCTATAAAGTTTACTATTTGTTTTTTAGTCATTTTAACTCCTTTTTTAATTAACATGAACAAGTTTAATTATAAACAAATGGACTTGTCAAGAATTATTTTTCTAATTCTTTTTTTTCTTATAATTCTTCTTATGCTTTAACTTTATATTTATCTTTGTCTTTGTCTTTGTCTTGCACCCTTAGTATAACCCTTTGATAAGACTTGTTATCCACACACATATCCACAATTTGTGTATGATCCTACAACCCTTTATATAACCCTTAACTTTTTTTTAAAAAAGACTTGCACTTTATTATTTATTGTAGTAATATAAGGTATGTTAGTTAAACAAAAGGAGATTAAAATGAGAACTTACAATTTAAATAAAAGATACATTAAGGATTTACAACAAAGAGCCGATAGAAATGATGGCAGTTTAAATCCTAAAATGAAAGGTAGAATTACAAGAGTAAATCTTAAAACACAATTTGGTAAAACATACTTTGGCGATTATTGGATTGACTGGGATAATCCTGTAGATTTGGATTATTTTAAAGCAAGAGGTATCGATATGAAACAAGATGCAAGATTGCAACAATATTCATGGATTACTATTGATATGGTATCTGACCAATATGGTAGAGTATGGTTTCCTATAATGTATAATGACACTCAATTACCATGGTGTCCTATATCTAAAGATGTAGGAACTACTTTATGCCCAAGAGATGATTATGGTGTGGTAGGACTTGCTGACACGAATCAAATGTTAGTAGGAAATGCTATGGTTGATAATGGATAATTGTACTACCTCTTAGTTACAAGAAAGCCCTCAAATGAGGGCTTTTTTGTTTATGGGGTGATTATATACCTTTCAGTATAAAAGTCTTTATTGGATTTGTTGCCTTAAAACGATTTGTGTGCTAAATCTTCCATCTGCTATTTCAGTAAATGTCATTGGTTTATCCAATCGTACCCAATGAAAAGATGATCCATCATTATAAAGAAACTTTGTCGCTTCACCTTTCAAAGCATCTTGCATGGTAATTAGATTGGATTTAAATGTGCTTGAAATGTTTTGAAATGATATGGTAATAACTTCTTGTCCTTGATTGACATTTAAAGCATACTCAACTCCACCCAATGATCTTTGAACTTCGTTTTGATAATTAATAGATGATTGAACATTGACATCAGGTTCTACCTCAAAGTTTAATTTTTTACCAATTAATATTTCTGATACATTAGATACTGAAGCATTAAATTCAGTAAAGAATTTTGTTCCAGTAGTTTCTGTCAAATCTGCTACTGCCCAACCTGCTGCACTTACTGCAGATATAGTTCCTTTACTTGCTAAACTTGTTCTATCGTTATCTACAAAGAAAGTCATAATAGTTCCACTTGACACTCCATCATCTCCAGTAAAATAAACTGCAGCTGCATCTGCTGTAGCTGACGATCCAACTGCATATTCTATTGCATCTCTATCTGCTACTGCACTAATAATAGTTCCTATGTTTTGGTCTGATGCTCTTTCATGATCTGTAATCGTTGATGTTGCAGAAAAAGTAGGTGTACCACTATCTGTCATTTGTCCTTCACTTACTGTGTTATCACTTCTGTATTGATTAATACTATCATATATAAAATAACTTGCCATTATACTTCCCTTGTTTGTATTGAAATTTTACCAACTTGTCTTTTTAAATTTGTTATGATGAACTTTTTACCACTCCAAGCATCTTTGAATAATCTTGTAGGCATAGCAATAAAGCTATCAAAGGTATCTGATATTTCATCAAATGGTGTTCCAAGTTCTGAAAATGTAATTTCACCAAAGTCTATGAAATCACCTACTTGCAACATTGCATACTTTTCAGGATTTACTAAAGTTGCACTAACAGTAGTTTTATATTCACCAAATAAACTTTTTCTAAAATTAATCCAACTGGAATTTCTTGAACCTACTACATCATCTACTGCATCAATCAAAAAGTCTAAATTGATTTCTTGTTTTTGATGTGAAGCATTGTCAAATATGGTGCTATGTACCGATCCACTTGTTGAAGATGTAAAAGTATCTTGTTTTAGATATTGATTTTCTGCTGGGTGTTTTTTGTAATTTACTACAATATTTGTTTCAAGATCAGAAACTGGTGTAATTCCAAGTTCATATCCACTAATATCATTTTGAGATAAATCTACATTAGCAGTTACACTATCTGCTATGGTAAAGTATCGTAATTCATTCACACCTGATATTGAAGTCTGTTGTGCTTGTGGACTAAATTCAAAAAAGAAACACCCTTCATATTGTAATTGTTCCATAATACTTTCTAATTCTTCTTGTTCATGTAAAGCCAATCGTGTTTTCCAATGTGTTGATGTTGGACTGGTTAATGTACTATCTCTTAATTCTGCTACTGACTTATATCCTGAATTTTCTATTTTAGCATCACTATCCGAATCTGCTACATTAATTATACTATGTAATAATTGTCTATGGATTGCTACAGGATTATCTAAATCAGTCAAAGTTGCAACAGAAGAATATGCAGTAAACCCTTCAGTTAATACATCTCTACCTAAATATACTTTTTCAATTCCTGCATTAAATTCTTGTGATGCAATCGGCTCATTCGCTAAGTCATTTGTTGCAGTTATTGTTACAAAGATATTGCTTATAATAACATTGAAATCGCTATAACTAATATCATCGCCTTCTGCATTAAATCTAAAACTTAAATATAGTTCATCAGGCAAAGCATTGTTGGTTAAAATACTTGCTATATTAGTAGAAGTTGGTAAAGCAACATTTGTTCTATCTACTTTATCTCCACTCGATGAAGTTCCAACTAATTCTATATCTCCACTTGACGAACCAAAACTACTACTTAAAGATGTTGCTAAATTAAAGAATGCCCCATCAGTACCACTTGGACTTCCAGTAATTGTTTGACTATATGTCCCTGACAATCCTAATGTAATCGCAGTAATTTTACCAGTTACTTGTGGCATTTGTAATTTAAATACTACACCCTTACTTTCACTTGAAAACCCTGCTGTGTTTGCATAAGTAACACTATTACCAGTATTACCATTGTAAGCATTATCTAAGCTACCAGCAGTTAAACTTACACCACTTCCTACTATAGTTGCAGTTACATCATCAGGCAACATCTTAAATTGTCTTGTCATTAATGTTGGTACTTTTAATACTTTTACACTATCTACTGTTGCAATAGTTGTATCTGTGTTTACAAGTTCTACAAATCGTTTCATACCTTTGTCATAGAACTCTAATTTATCAGAACCGCTTGTTCCTTCAGGTATGATGTACATAAAGTTAGCACCATCATTTTTTAAGAAAGGACAAGCATATACATCTTGCCCATTCACAAAGTTGGTATTAGCAGTATAATCCCCAAATACTAAAGGTTGTATTTTATTATTGTATTGAGGATTATCTGAATTACTTGTCTTGCCTTGTGGTATAGATACATTCTGAAATGGTCTATTAGATACAAGACTTAATACTATGGTGTTGTTTCTGTAAGCAAAGCTACTAACTCTACCACTAAATATTTGTAAAGCATTAGCAGCAGTATTATCATTATCAATTTGAGATAAAATATTAACTTGTCCATTTATGGTATCGTTTCCTAATAGTTCTAATAAAGTTGTTCCATCTAAATTTATATTAGCAAGATTTAAAGTTACTGATCCAGTTTTTGTTGTAAATCCTTTTAGATCAAGTGAATAAGATATACTTGGTTTATTAAGGATCGCAGGATAATAGCTTAAATTGTTATAAGTAGTTTCAGAAAAACTAAATTTAAAATCAGGAGTATCAGTTGTAGATACACTTGAAGTTGTATTTTTAAATATCTGTACCAACCAATTTTCAGTCATAGTTGGTGATAGCTTAGATTGATAGTTTGTGTTTGTAAAACTCATCTTCTTCTTCTTTTCCCTCTTATTAAGTCGGCATCAGCTTTTCTTGCACCACCTCTACCTGTTACAAAACTTCTTACTCTCCCTGCTGCCCATTGGTGAGCAGACACTCCTGCTCTTGATCCACTTGAATAATATGCACCAAGTCCTCTTTTATAAACCTTTCTTAAGGTAGCAGCAGAAAAACCTCTATTTGCATACTTCTTGATAACAGATGACATTCCACTTACTCTACCTCTTTTTCTTTTTCTTGCCACTTGCTGCTCTCCTTTTACTTATTGCATCAAACATAGCAGGAGTTAATTTACCTGCCTTATATAATTTAGCAGTTCTCTTTATTTCTTTTTCTGATTTCTTTCTGTTTTTAGAACCTGAAAGATATTTTAAAGGTACTCCTGCCTTGCTTTTTTTTACTTTTCTAAAACTTCTTTTTTTCTTAGGCATTATTGACCAATCTCCCTTCTTATTTTATTAAGAATTTCATCTTCTCTAAATTTCATAGAAAGGTCTGCTTCAAATCGTTTTACCTCTACACCATATTCAAATATGATAATTGTAGGTACTACTTTGATGTCCCATTCTTTTTGAATGACTGCACCGATTTTCTTATTTGCAAGATCAACATATCCAGTATAGCATTTATCTATTTTTTCTAATGGTATTTTATTTGCCCAGTTCCAAGAAGCATTTACTTCTATTACTGCACAGAACTCATTTTTCATTAATTGAATGTCTTGAAAGGTATCAAGATTAGTTGTTTGTGATTGCAAAGGCGATAATAAAAAAACTAAGCCAAGCAATCCACATAGTGATTTGTACAATTTGTTCATCTTTTAACCTCATTTATTGTTCATGTTCAGTAGAGTTTCATTAATACTTCTTGTATCATCTTTAATATCATCTACTTTTTCTTCAAGTTTTTCTACTTTTTCTTCAGTATTTAAAATAGAATTACGAATCATTTGGTCTTTCAAATCGTATTCTGTTCTGCTAATTGGTGGTTCAGGTAATTTCTTAGCTTCCTCAATATCTGCTTGTAGATTAAACCATAAACCGACTATCATAAATATTGTTACACCAATACTGATAAGTGTTTCAATATTCAATGTGAATTTAGTTCCTTTTCCAAGTTCCACTTTAGTATCTCCTTAATTTAAGTTTAGGTATTCGTTTTAGTTTTTGTTTTATGCTTTTCTTTTTCATTCCAAATAGTTTCTTTGGTATAAAATTTCTTGCACTACTTTTTGTTACATTACTCATAAGTTTAATTTTTCTGCTCTCCTTATAGCTGGTATAATTGTATCTACTACTGTTTCATCTACCAATGGGGCAGATATATTTATTGTAATATTATTTCCACTACTTGTAGGGCTTGGTAGTGGAGTTACATCAATTCGTTCCATACCACTTGCATTATCTCCTACTACTACTCCACTTCCAATAGGTAGGGTAGTTCTACCTTTAGTAATAAACGATCCACCAGTTGCAAAAGAAGAAAATAGTTGATCTGTTACTTTACCAATCATTCCACCTGCCCCAGCAGCCAAAGCTAAATTTAATGGAAATGGAACACCTTGCATAATTTTTGTAATTAATGATGCAGTTGATTTTGCTATTTCAGCTTTGATTACTGATACACCAGCTTCTTTTGCAGATTGTCCTTGTAAGATTGCTAATTCAAGATTTTGTTCTATTCTTTCTCTATTTGCATCTTCTTCTAACTTTTGTAAAAACTTTATATTCTTTTGTCTTTCTTTGGTGTATCTTGATTCTACTTCTATCATGTGATCATAAAAAGTTTCTGATGCTTCAGCCATACCTGCAAAAGCTAAATCAAGTTCACCTGCCATATCATCTTCTTCAGGAAATATTGAATCAATGATTGGTCTTAATGATGGTCCTATTGGTTGTGCATAGGTAAGCATTATTTCTTGTTCCTTACCAATAGAATCAAATGCTTCTTGAAGTCTGTCAGGAAATCCTTTTATTTCTTTTATAACATCTCCAATATCTTCTGACATATTTTGTAAACCTGATACACTTTTTGTTAAAAAGTTTATAAAAGAAACTCCAGGACCTTCCATAAACTCACCAAAAGCTAATTGTAAATTCTCCATAGCAACATCTAATTGAGCAATAGAATCATTGGTATCTATTGTTTCTTTACCAAGTTGTGCTACTTTTAATCTTGTGGATTCAAGTGCTGCTTGTACGAATGCTTGTTTTCTTTCATTTTCGTCTAATGCTTTTACAGATTTACCATTTTCTTCTGCAAACTTTTCATAAGCTAAATTTGTATCTAATACAATACCAAGATTATCTAACATAAGTTTGGATTGCCTACCAATACCAGTTGTTAAACTTTCAATACCAAATAAAGCATCTTGTCCTACTGCTTTAGCAAGTCTTTGGGCTGAATCAATTAAATCTGCAAATTGATCCTCATTTTCTACAATACCAAGCAACATAGCATTATTTGCTTGAATCATTAAATCTATATCTGATACAGTTCCATTGGTTGCTTGTCTAAATTTTTCTAATGATTGTTCATTTAGACCAACCCCTCTACCAAGATTTTTAAATGCTGTAGTCAAAGAGTCTGTTCTTGCTTTCAACATCAATGATTCTTTTGAATAATTTACTATTACTCCAACAGCAAAAGCCCCTGCAATAGCACCACCTAAATTTGCAAAACTTTTCTTTAATCCATCATTTTGCTTCTTTATATCTTTTTGTTCTTTTTCTACTTTGTTAAGTGCTTGAACAGCTTTTTTAACTTCGGCTTGAACTAATAATCTTATTTTTTTATCTGCCATTCTTATTTACCTCATACTCTTTTATAGAGTTTAGTTCGTTTTCTATGATTAAAAAATTATCTACAATAAATGAATCTGCTTCATCTAAACTTCTTGCTATTGGAATATTTAGATTCTTACTCATCTTATATTCTTTAATGGTTTCCCCTATCCAATCCTCATAAAGACATTTTGGATTGCAAAAAAGAGGTAATATAAAATATAGGTTTCTACCCATAGAAAATTTAGAATCTTGAAACTTGTCAAACACTCTATCAATTTCCAATAATACATCTTGTTGATCCTTATATGTCTTTACTTTATTAGTGATTGGACTTTGCCTTTTATAAGGAAACTCTTTGTCGAAGTGTGGATAACCATAGTGGCTAAACCACACATACGACGACAAAGCCATTAACCTTTTTTTGAAACATCTAAATATTCAGTTAGACATTTCGAAAGCAAAGCATCAATTTCACTCATTGTTAAGGGCTTATCTTTTGCAACATAATCGCTTTCTGATAAGCCACTTATCTTTTCTACAAATTCAAGACAATCATAAAACTTTTCGGTATCTACTTTACCAGTAGAATCTAAAGCCATCATTCTTAATTTTTGTAGTTTTCGTTTTTCTTGATAAGTAGGATTTTTTATTTCCCACTCTTTATCGAACATTTTAACCTTCATTTGTTACTCCTTTACCAACCACTTGCTTGGGTTGAATCTGCATACTCAAACTTAAATGCTGTACCTGATGCTGCACCACTTGAAGTAGGTTGTACCACCTTAAATGGAATTGTAATTACTGCACCT